CAATATCATTCTCGTATACTTTTTTACCTTTCTTGTCATAAAGCCCTGTAAAAAGCTCTATTTCACAATCCTCTTTAAACTCAGATAACCTTGTTTTGGCTTCTTCACCATAAACATATTTTGTTTGGCATTTGCAATCCTTATTACCACAACCCTTGTGATGCTTATCCCAAACTCTAAAATCAAAATCTTGTAGTTTCATTTGTTACCTCCATTTATACTTTTTATAGTTTTTTGCCATTCCTCATCGCTTTTAAACTCATTATTAAGTTCTTTTAAAAGTTTAAGTGCTTCATCATTAGACAAATTAGAAAGAATAGCTCTTATTCTTTCTAATGGCTTGATATCCTTATGGATAATTCCAAAGAATTCCTCTTGCTCTTTTGTGCTTAAATCTTCAAAAAGTTCAGCCAAATCATGAGCATCTATATCTTCTAAATCACTCGCATCTATGCTTACATTGACATACATTTTTTATCCTTTTGTTTTAAATTAAGTTTTAAAAACTTAATCAAATCCGCCTTAGCGGACTTGTTAAATTTTTCTCTTTCTAAGCCTAATTTTTTGTTTTGCACCCATTTTCTTTTTTCTTTTAAAGCTTTGTTTTTTTAGTTTAGGCTTATTTTTAAAATCAAGTTCTAAAAAGCCATTAAAATGAGCGGTTTTTGTTTTAAAAACACTATTTAAAAGTTTAAAAGCCGCTAAGGAAAGCTCTCTCATTTTTCAATCTCCAAGCTTTCAATCTTTGGCTCTATTCTAAAATTATCCTTTACAACTCTTTTAAGTCCAAGCTTTACTAAAGTAGTATCATCAAGCTCTACAATGGCATCTTTATTAAGTTCTTCTTTATAAGTAATGCAATCATTGAGTCCATAGCTTTTTAAAGCTTTGATTAAATTGTCAAATTTTTCTTTTACTCTTGGTAAAGAAACGCTTTTACTTAAGCGATAGCCAATCTTGCCAAAGGTAAATTCTTTAGATCTTTTTTCGGCAAATTCATGCTTGTTATTTTCACAAAAAGTAGTGATACATTGCTCTATGTATCCAAGCTCATCACTTAAAACCTTAATCTCTCCTGCACGAGCTTCTTTAATCTCATTGCAAGCTAAAGTTACTTCTCCATTAATCTTTTCTATTTTTACGCTAAGTTCTGCCACTTTTTTAAGTGCTAAATTAACATCTTCTAAATTATTTATTTGCATTTATTCTCCTTTTAAATTAAATTTATTAATTTGATAATCCCAAAGAATTACGCCATATCTTAAAAGCACTGCGTGTTTAGTTCTTTTCTTGATTATCCTTAAGCCCTTATTGTAAGGGCAACTCCAAAACTAGCTCTTTAATGCCAAGCTTTTTAGCAAGTGCTAATTCTTCTTGCATACCTTGTGAATATTTTGCATCTTTGTGTTTGCTAAGATAAATATAATCACACGCTTTTAAAAGCTCTAATCCCATTTGTAAAGCTTTGTCTCTGTGCTTGTTTTCATCCAAATAACTAAATTGTAGTATGGGTGAAACAGGCACAAAACCTTCACATTCACGCATAATTTTTAAGCATTCTTGCTGAGCTATGCTAATAGCTTGAGCTTTTCTTTGACTTTCTCTTACAGCTAAAGCTTTGTAAGGAGAGGCTACATAAACTAATGCCATTGTTAATCCTTTCTAATAAATTTAAGTTTTAAAAAACTTAATCAAAGTGCTTTAATTTAAGCACTTTTGTTAAGCTTTTTACCCAAATGAAAACGAATGATTTTTTTTGCAATATAATCAGGATAAATTCCTTTTAAAACATCTACAAACACTCCACTTTCTTTATAAATAATGCTTACACCCTTTATCTCAAAAAGCGAAGCACTATAATCAGCTTTCTCACCTTTAATCATTGGTATCATTTTTTCTCTCCTTGTATTAAATTTTCTCTTTTTGCTTTTTCTTTTTTAATTAAATTAATCGTTTCAAAGATAGCTATCCATTTGTCTTTGTTTTTAGGACTCTTTAGCTTTCTAATAGCTTCAGTATAGATTTGATGAACGCGTGTCACGCTAAGATTAAGTTCTTTAGCTATCTCTTCAAAACTCATTTTTTAACCCAACATTAAAAATGATGCGGCAGCTTCTATGTGCTTGAGCTCAACCGCTTTTCCATCTGCAAATTCACAAGCTCTTTTTAAAAGCTTTTCACTTTTTCTAAAATTGCCACGAGCAAGATTAAAAACCAAATCAATTGCCTTTTTATCCTCCACATCAAAATGATTACAAAGTGTTTTTAAGTCTTCATCTTTTAAACCTTCTTTGTTTTGGTGGCAAAGTCCTTTTAATTCCCATTTTGCACCAATTCTAGAGCTTAGTTGTCCGTACTCGTTGTAATCATTTCTGCCAATGCCTGTAAGATTGTTTTTAAGTTTTCTAGTACCTACTAAGATTAAAGCAGTATTTGAAAAATCATATATGCGTCTTAAGCACTCCAAAGCACGAAACGGCAAATGCTCACTCTCATCTATAATTAAAACCTTTGAAGTTCTTGCTAACTCGCTAGCAATGCCTCTAATCTTATCATCCAAAGAACCTTTAAAACACACATTGAGTTTATTTTCAAGCCCCACCAAAAGCATTCTTTTGCTTGTTTCAGTCGTAGCTTCAAAAAGCACCACTCTTGTGCCATTTTTAGTGGCATATTCTTTAATGGCTCTGCTTTTTCCAGTCCCTGCTTCGCCAATGATTACTCCCATTTCTCTATTACTCATGGCACTCTCAATGGTTACATTAATCGCTTTTGCATCTTTAGTAGCGATAAAAGGGGTTTGAAGCTCTTTTACGCTTTTTTCTTCTACGAAGCTTTTAATATATTTTTCAAGTAAAGGTTCTACTTTTGAAGCGTATTTATAGCCACTACCTTCTTTCATATAGCCCACCATATAGCTTTTATTAATCCCTAAACGATCAGAGAGATTGTTTTGAGAGATGTTTTGGGTGTTTAAAAACTTTTTAGTAAGTTCTACTAATTCCATTTTTTATCCTTTTGTTTTTTTGCTAAGTTTTTAGATTTTAAAAACTCTTTAAAACTTGGATTAATCAAGCTTTAAACAGCTTTTAACCAGCAAAATATTTCTTTTCGACAAAAGCTTCCATATCAAACTCACTTTCATCATTTGTGATTTCTTTTTTAGCGTTTAAAATAAGCTCATCTGCATTAGCATTGTTTTTAATCTCTTCTAATTCTCTTTGAGTTTTTAAGACTTCTTTTGCAAGGGATTTTTGATGTACTTCTTTGACTTTTACGAGTGAGTTTTCAAAAGTATTTTGTAAATCTTGTAAGTCTTGCTTGATATTAAGCTTAGTAAAGGCGGCAATCTCATCTTTTTTAAGCACTTCTTTAATGGCTTTAACTTCACTTTCATAGCCTTTTTTAAGCATTTTAAAGCTTTCTTTGCTAAGTTTAGCAATACTTTCATCAAGTGCTAAGCAAAGAAAAGTACCATTTAAATCATAGATGAAAACCTCTTTGATATTATCAATATTTTGCACACATTTAACCCTTGTGCCTACGCTTGGCATTAAAGCACTTTTATAAACTCTACTTTCAAAGTTAATGCCTTTTTTGCCCACGACCCTAAGTTCTTTATTTCCAGCGTTAAACAAAAATTCTTCATAAGATATTTTTACAATAGCTCTATCGCATGAGTTCCAAAGTTCAAGTGGAGTTTTAACGCCTTTTTTGCGGCGAACTTTGCTCATGTTCCACTTGATCACTTCAGCTTCCAAAAGCTCACAAGCTTCGCTGAAGGTGTGAAGGAGTTTTTGATTAGTTTTTTTAGCAAAGCCGTATTCATCTTTAGCTTTTCTTTCTTTCTTAGGAGTTTTTTGCTCTATCATTTCTCTTTTAGCTAAGCTATTTCCAATGTGACCGTGCATTTGAGATAATCTAGCTCTTTGAAGTGTTCCAAAACGCCTTTCAACTAAAGCTTTTTGCTCTCCTGCGTAAGCAATAGCTGCATCATAGCTTATATTAAGACTATCAAGTAAGCTTTGAAAATCTTTTGAAAGATAATCTTTACCATTATCGCCTTTTATCATATCAGGCTTACCAAACTTATCTATGGCTTTCCATAAAAGTCTAGTTAGGCTTAAAGAGTTTGATTTTCCTACTAAGGTAGCTACTCCCATGCCACTAAAGACATCAACGACACTTAAGATGTGTGGGCGGAAAGGCTCTAGTGTTTCATCATCTCTTACTATAAAATCAGCTGGAGAGCTATCGATTTGCCAACACATGTTTTTCATATCATAAAGCTCTCTTTGATTGCCTTGTGCTGGTAAAAACTTACTTTTTGCTTTATCTAAGCCTTGTGTGATAATACAATGCTCCAAAGGCTTGTCTTTATAATAGTTTTTAATGAAATTTTGTAAGGTTTTTACACTAAAGAGTGGCTTTACTTCCCCTAAATCAAAACCTATAAAGTCATAATTTTCTTTAATGGCTGCTTCCTTGTGAATTTGCCACCAAAGCTCAGTGAAATTAAATCCACCTGCCCCAAAGGTGCGGTATTCTCTTAAAGCATATTCTTGCATCCAAGTGCTAAGTTTAGTTTTATCTTTTCGATGAAGTCCGCGAGTGTCGATAAGACCTAGAATGCCATTTTCTTTATATGCTTTGCGAATTCTAAAAATTTCTATTTTAGAAATACCACATATCTCTAAAGCTCTTTTTTGTTTTAAGCCACCTTCGATATATTTTTCTACTTGCTTTAAAGCCTTAAGCTTTTCTCTAGCATTGTTTTTAATCTCATCGCTTAAATTTTCAAATTTTAAATTTAAAACAGCCAAATCATCATTCATTTTTGACTCTGTTAAATTTAAATTACTGGTTTTTAAACTATTATTTGCAGTTTTTAAATTATCGGTAGTAATAATTTCATTCAATTTAACTTTTTGCATTTTTTCATCATAAATTAAAGTATTTTTACTGATTAATTGCTTATTAAAGGCAGTTAAAAGCCCATCTTTACTTATTTTAAATAGTAGTTTTTTACCACCCCTGCCGCCTTTTTCATTATCCACTTTTAGCCACTCGTATTTATTTGAGTTTCTACTTACTGCAAGCCTCAAAGCTCCTGTACTTACACTAAAAGCTTGTGCTGCTTCTTTGGTTTCTAAGAAATACATCTATTTTAATCCTTGCGGAAGCTCATTAATGATGCCGAGCTCCAAGAGTTTCTCAAATACCGCTTTTGTACTACCCTTAGTATTTCTTTCGCCTGTAATTTCACCTTTGATAATTCTATGTAAAATATCGTAGTTAATGTTGTGAGCCCTAGCAAAAGCTTTTACATTAATAGCATTGTTTTCAAAATATGCTTTAATCATTTTTTCTCCTTTAATACTTCAATTTTAATTGAAGTTTATCTTTAATTGTGATAATATTTCAATTAAAATTGAAGTATTATACTATTAAAAGTTAGTATAAGTCAAGTAAAAAACTAATTTTTTATAGTATTTTTGTTAAGGTTACGATTATATGGAAGTCTTAGATATATTGCAAAAAATGTTTGAAGCTGTAGGGGTAAAAAATAAAAATCAGTTGGCAAAATATTTAAAAATAGAGAATAGCCTTATAGCTGGTTGGGAGAAAAGAGGAAAAATTCCCGAAAAGTATGTGTATAAAATTTCTCAAGATAGTAATTTGCCATATGAATATTTTATCAACAATACTAATAAAAATGAGTATAATAATAACAATAATAAGCGAGATGTTAATTTTTATTCAATACCAAAACTTAATGTTTCGGTTTCTGCTGGTAGTGGCAATGAGTTAATTGGGCTTGAAGAATATGAAACAGGAGAAATGCTTGAACTTAGCAAAGCGTTTTTTAAAACAACACCTAAAAATGTAAAAGCGATTAAAGTTGATGGTTATTCTATGGTTCCAATGCTTTTGCCTGATAGTTGGGTTGTCTTTGAGGAAACGCATGAGTATCAAGGAGATGGTTTATATATTTTAAATTTTGATAATCAACTAATGGTTAAACTTTTACAATTAAATCCAATAAATAAAATTTTAGATATTATTAGTGTAAATAAGGACTATAAAAGTTACAGCATAGATTTAAGAGACTCACAAGTTGAGATTATTATACAAGGCAAGGTTTTGCGTTCTATTATATAATTTAAAGAGGTTAAAGTGAATGTTGTATTGTTAATATTAACAATTATATTTATTTTTCTTTTATGTAATTATTTATACAGAAAAGCAAAAGGAGTGCCAGACAAACCATTAAAAGAAATTCAAGACGAACTTAAGCTTGAGTGGATTAAATACAAACAAGAAAATAAAGAGATTTGGAATAGATGTAAACAAGAAATCCAAAAAATTAATGAAAAATCTAAAAAAGAACAAAAAGACTTAGAAGAAATAGAAAGCTCTTATAAAGAAATATATGAAGAATACAAAAACCTTTCTATGGATAAACAGGGTAAATTCTTATATAACTTATCTTTAAACAATCAAGATGAATATGTGGAAGTAATAAGATTTATTCAAATTGCAGAAGAAAGCGTTAATATAGCCTTAAAATCAAAAAATAAAGATACTGCAGAAAGCAGAAGAAAAGTTGCATTAGAAATGGAACAAAAAATACAAGAAAGACATCCCAAAGCCTATGGTTTAATTGCGGATATAGTTCAACTTTTGGAAGATAATTATGATGTAAGTCTTTTTGAAAATCAATGTATTAAATATTACGAAGAAGCTAGGAAATTAAAAACCATTAAATCCAAACAAAAGAGAATTGATTATATAAAAGATTTAATAAAAGAAGCTGAAATAAATCCTAAAATCGATAAAAAATTTGTTGATTTTTGGAAAAATAAAGTAAAAGAAATACAATAATTACATTTTAAGTTTAAGGTTTGTAGAAAAATAAAATGCAACCAAAAAGTATCATTTTATTTTTCTATGGTTACATTTTATTTTTCCGCCGACAGGTTTTGAAGCAAAAAATGCTTTAAATTACCGTGATTTTAAAGAATTTAGACTAGAAGAAACAGATAAAGAAAGGCTTAAAGATATACAAATTTGCTTATTGGCTTATATCAACTTTTGTAGCAGTAAAGATATAAAAGAAAAAAGAGTAGAGATGATTTCTAAAACCTTTATGCCTATGTTTCTTATTTCTAGGTTGTATTTTACTTTAAAAGAAGAAAAACTAGATATACAAATTCGCAAAATACTTAAGGAAAAAGACGAGTTGGCAGAGGAAAAATCTTTATGGATTTCCAAAGTCCTACCTTTTTAAAAATTCTTAATGGAATATTAAAATATATTGATTTTTGGTAAATAAAATATTATAATTTATAAA